CTTGATCGGCATAATACGGGTTTTCTATCTGACTTAAATCTTGTAGTGATACTGGACTTGCAGCATTCGTCGGCGCTAATGTAAATGCTGGAATTCCATGAAAAACACTTTCAATTGCAGCCACGCTGTTAAATGTTACCAATGCAAATACATCGTTGTCAAGGGCTCGTTGCAGTGTATCTGTCGAAGTTCTATCTTGTCTCTTAGGTGCTCGTTCTCTAACTTCAACCGGACGGTCTGTGTATTTTTTAATAGTGTTGACAGTATCTTCAACCCATTTGTCTAAATCTATATCATAAAATTTACAAGGTTTTATGTCGGGTTTGGCTATTAATATTTTGCGGCCATTTTTATTCCATGGTCGAAATTCTTTGTTAAATCGTTTTAATCGATCGTCCGGACGATCTATAATCTCGCCATGTTGTAGATTATTTTTAACAATTCTATGCCAATATTTCCACCCCTGTGGATTTGCCACAGTACGCTCATTACCAAAGTAACCAGTGTCTATATAATAGAATGTTCTGTTATCTTTCCAACAACGTTTCATAACTTTGTGTTTGAGAATACCTCTCAACACTACGGGATCACTACTGATGTCATAGTCAAAATGTTCGTCACTTACCACTGTGTCTTGACAACCTGCGGCAAACATATTGACGTAAGAATCTTCTCCATTCTTACTTACAAAGATCCATTTACTCATTTGCGCTCAATATCGTCTTCCACACAATCTTCACCGTATTGAATTTCAATCAGTTTGAGAGGTTGGTCAGTTTCGTTGCACAGCATGTGCCACTGATTTTTTTCAATCCAGACGTAGTCATGCACAGCAAAGTGCCCAACAAGATCGTGATCACTGGAATTATCCAAAGTGTACACAGCGGCTTCACCTTCAGCCACAAACCAGAATTCAGCACGTCGATCATGACGTTGCATACTTAAACATGTTTTGGGTGCCACTGTGAGTTCTTTGAGTTTGGTGCCTTGGCCGACTTCATGCAACACGCGGTAGTATCCCCAAGCACGACCAGTCTTGGGCTTCTTCCAGTCTTCAAGTATCCAACTACTACTATTAGCTTTATTTTCACCACCAACACCAAAAACAAACTCTACATCTTCGAACACCATTTCGGGAATGTTCTCTTTAGTGCGATCGCCTCCGTTGGCAAATACTACAGTATCGTGAGGATATAATGCTTTAACGTTTTTTATTGCTTCGATAGCAGTATTATCATTATCATTGAATAAAATAACATGATTGACCATCTTTAGATTTTCTATCAAAGTAGTTCTTTCAGTTATAGGCATGAAAGGCCTACCTTTTTTACGGGTAAGCCAATCATCTGAATTAACGCCAACTATTAAAATATCACCTAATTTCTTTGCAGATTTTAGATATTCTATGTGTCCGGAATGAATGGGGTCAAAGCCACCTGTTACTAATACTATTTTTCTCATAGTATTATTTACAGTGTAGCATCTTCCATCCCTGCAACTCTGAGTTTGACAATGTTAGTCAACTGCCATTGTTTCTGATCAAGTGCTTTGGTAATACCCAACCATTTATTACGCAATAAAGCAAATTCATTAATAATTTTTTCAAAATCAACAACATCGGCTTCGCCTTCTACATATCGATCGCAATCTCTAGAACTCAACGCACGTTGATAGTTTTCAAGATATTTTCTAAAATGTTGACTCTTAAGTCTACGACACTCAATGTTGAGATATTCTAAGATTGCTTCTATTTCTTGTAGTTGACTATATCGTTGTTCCACAACACCCGGCATTGACGCCGCAGCCTTTTCGATGTTGCCAGTGATACGACATTCACCTCTAGCCGCTGTTAGTTCTATTTCATAGTAGTCCACCGCATCGGGAATACAAGAAATATCTTTACTGATCTTAGAATACCAACTCATAAATTAATCGTCATTTGATTCTGAATCTGCATCCCAATTGTCTTCCTCGAATCCTTCTTCTTCATCAGAAGTTTCTTCAAGATAATATTCGATAGATTTATCCAGGATTTCATCATGCCCTGTGGCCATTTCTAATGTTGCATCGTTTACACCGTAGTCGGCTAACAATTCAACATATCGATCAGCCACAGTATCTAAGATTTTTTTATCAATATATTCTTTAAACAAAAGCCACACATCTGCAATTTGATTGTCATTCATGTTCAATAATTTCTCCAGTTTCTTCGTCAACGTTTAATGATACTGTTGGAACTGAACGAACGTCATTGAATTCTGTCATGACTCGGTCAAGACATCCTTCTTCATTGCGTTCCCATTCCTTACGATACATTTTAATTTCTGTACCATCCGTTGAAACGTATTTAAGTCTGTTGCCATCTTTTGTAAGAAAACCTTTTGCCTCACACAGGTCAGTAAGACCACTGTATGGACTCATGCCTGTTGCATAGGGAATCTCAACTTGAACTGATTCAAATGGTTTTGCATAACGAGTTTTCATAATCTTACAGGCTGCACGAATACCGTTAACAGTTGTAGTCTTATTACCATCTGCATCTGTTTTCAATTTCAATTTACGCATAGCAATAACAATACTAGACGCATAGATGAAACCTTGACCACCGGAGATTTTGTCATCTGGATCGAACATGTCTTGACTTGCGTATGTGTGGTTAGTACAAACTAATCCAACATTATAACTACCAAACATGTTTACACAATTACGAACAAGACTTGTAAGTGCCTTAGGCTTACGGCCCATGTCACCTTTCATTTCGCCTGCTTCAAACTGATTAACGTCAGTCGGAGTCAACAACATACCTAATGAGTCAATGACAAACAATACCTTAGGACGAGTTGCTTCATCCATTGTCTTGTATTCTTTCATGAACTCACTGATAGTCTTTGCCACGTCGTCAATCATAGCCATGTTAAGTTTTAATAACTTATCTTCGCTAGTATCAACACCTAATGCGTGTAACCATTTTTCATCAAGAGCATTTTCACTGTCGACTAACACAACATAGATACCTTGTTGTTGTGCAGCCTTGATAAGGTTACCTGAACAGATATATGATTTACCTGCACCAGACTCACCAGCCAATACTGTGACTTTACCTAGTGGTACGCCTTTGTTAAAATCACTGCTAATTAAATAATTTAGAGCATAGTTGCCTGTTGAGATCCAATCTGTAGGATCGTTGAAGCCAACACCTAAGCCATCAATGCTCTTGGTTAGGGTTTTACGAAATTTTGATAAATCGAAGGCTTTGGTTGCCATATTTTTTCCTTGTGAGTTAAACAACAAGGGGCGTGATGCCCCTTGTTAAATCAAGCGTTTTGCTTGCGATTGCGAATCATAGCCAAAATGTCATTGGCCTTAGATGAGCCATCACCTGAAGGTTTGGCTTCTTGCACAGGCGCACTGGTTTTAACAGTTGCTGGCTCAGAGTCATATTCATCATCCAGCACTGCGGCTTTGCGCACAGTATTAGGATCGCCAGTGTTCTGGCTCATACCTGCTGGTTTGAAATATTGACCCCAGCGTTCCATGTCGAATGGTTCGCCGTTTACCGAAGCCTCAAACATCTCTTTGATTACTTTCAGTTCAACATCACCGGGCTTCTTGGGCAAGTAATCTTTGAGATTAAACAATCCCAACGACTTAACTGCTTCTTGCTCCGTGTCATTTAGTGGGCGTTCACGACGGCTCCACTTTGAAGTAGAGTAATCAGCATAACCACCTTTTGAAGTTTTAATCAGTTTGAAATCAACTCCGTGTAAGATATCTGTAGGCAGATCTTCCATTTCAGGATCCATCAATGCACCACGAATCAATTGAAAGATTTGAGGGCCAATGATAAATCTACGAATTGGATTTTCAGGATGATTGTCTTCTTTAAGACCATCTTCTACTACAAAACCTTGAAAGATGTACGAACGCTTCTTCCAATATTTGCGGCCTTGTGCTTCTAGACTTGGGTCTTTAAACCAAGGACGAACTTCTGAAAGAATTGGACAAGCATCACCATACATTTCCATACATGGAACATTTACTGTCACTGGTCGACTGTCAGTAGATCCCGTTACACCGGCGAATGGCAATTTGATCATTGCACGTTCGACCCAGAAAAATGTATTGTCGGGATTGCCAT